GGAAAGAAAAATACTGCTGCTGCAAAGAAAGTTAAAAATACACCAAGTCCGAATAAATCTTTAATTGTATAATATGGATGAAAAGGTATAGTGTCTTGTTTACCTTTTACATCTATTCCTATAGGATTATTTGAACCGAATTTATGCAATGCAATTAAGTGTAAAATTACTACACCTACTATTACAAAAGGTAATACAAAGTGTAAACTAAAAAATCTATTTAATGTAGCATTATCAACACTAAAACCACCCCATAGCCACGTGACTACACTTTCGCCTATTAATGGTAACGCACTAAATAGATTTGTAATTACCGTTGCACCCCAAAAACTCATTTGACCCCAAGGTAAAACATAACCCATAAAAGCAGTTGCCATCATCAGTAATAGTATTAATACACCAAGAATCCAAAGAAGTTCACGCGGCGCTTTATACGACCCGTAGTACAGCCCACGAAATATATGTATGTATGTAACTATAAAAAAGAAACTAGCACCGTTCATATGAATGTATCTTAATAACCAACCATGATTTACATCTCTCATAATTCTTTCAACAGAATCAAATGCATAATCAATATGAGCAGTATAGTGCATACTTAAAACAATACCTGTAATTATCATTATAACAAGTGTGATACCTGCTAATGAACCAAAGTTCCAAAAGTAATTTAAATTTTTAGGTGTTGGATATTCAGTAAGTTCATGATTTAAGAATGAAAATAAACCAAGTCTATAATCAATCCAGTTTACTATAGGATTTTTAAATTTAGTTTTTGCCATTAAAAGTCTACGTCTATTCCATTTATACTATATGTTTTTCCATTAAAGCCTTTATCCATTTTTTCGATGTCAGTCATCTTTTCACTGTTAATCCTTATCCATGGATTGAACTTCTTCGGCTTCGGCTCTTCTACCACAGATCGGGCAGTAAAGAGGTTTTTTATATGATGCAACAAAGGAAGTTTCATAACATTCTTCGCAATCTATCTGGTAATCTTTCAAGAATTTCTTCCTTTCTTTTGTTTGATGCTTTAGACCATTCTGCAATTTCTTGTGTTGATCGGCCGCAACCAATGCAAAAATTATTTTGTAGAGTACATATTTTTATACAGGGTGAAACGACTTTAGAAATCGATTTCACAGGCACCACCTGCGCAGGCGGCTGCAGCGAGTGTATCAACATCTGTATACTTTCTTTCTTTTATGTCTTCTTTCCAATCAACTGTTTTAAGTGTTGATTGAATTTTATTCCACTTATGTAATAAGTACGCATCTTTCAAACAATGTTCTGCTACATCTGAATCTGAATTAAGGTAATTATCTCCAAACTTTTTAAATCTTCTTATCCAATCACGCTTCATAGCATTTTCAGAAGTTTCTAAAGATATATCTTCACCAAAACCTTTTGCTGTAGCACATGCATCCCATAAATTATTAAAGACCTTTAATGCGTCAACAACCATACCTGATGCAAAGATTGCAGCATTACCATATTTCTTCACCATATCTTTTGCTGTAATGACTGCGGTGTTTGGTGCTTGATTATAATCTTTATCGCCTGACATTGCTAAGAAAGATATACCTGCAAATGAATGTCTATTTTCAAAAACATATCTTTCAACATTATCCCAATCATCTACAATAATTGTATTTGACACATTATGTCTTACACCTTTGTCTGCACATAGGTCTTCATTAGTACCTGCTTCTACCCAATACTTTTGAGCTTTCTTTACAAGTTCAAGATGCTTAACGCCTAATAGATCATCTTTATATAAAGAACCTTTCTTCGGCAAGATTGGAAACGACACGACAACGTCTGTTCCACCTGCAGACCATACCGAATCTTCAACCATATAAGGATTAGTCTTCATTATTGCTTGAGTTATTTCAGATTCTTTATTCATTTGTACATTACGTATATACATATTTGAATGTTCAGCATGAATACCTGAAGCAGTTTGTAATAATACAGAAGCATTACCACTTGGTTTTACACATGTGGTTCTTGCCGCAGCATTGATTCCAATAACTTTAGCAACTTCTTTATTTACTTCTTTTACAATCTCTGCACCTTTTTGTAAAACTCTTTCGTTAAACAAAATATCAGGATTATTCATCCATCCTGTAATTGAAACTCCAAGTAAAGCTTCTCTATCAAAAATTAATTTTGAAGTGTCGGTTAAAAACTTGAAGTCAGTGTACCCTGCTTGTAGGGTACCGAGGATAGACGCTGCTCGGCATGCCTTATAAAAGTCTTCCTCGGTATTGCATTTGCCTCCGTTGATTTCAGTCAGATTACAACCTTGCCAACCTGACTTTTTATTATACTGCGGATACATACCAATCTCAACACATGGATTGGTTGTATGTTCAGTAGATTCAACAAAGACGAAACCCGGTTCGCCAAATTGTTTGACAGATTCCATAATCTTGCCAAACTCTTCAGGTGTAGTTTTATCTCTTACAATTACTGCAGAGTTATTTGATCTACCCCTTTGCGGATTTTCCATGAACCAGTTTCCAGTTTTTGCATTCATCATTTCTTCATCATCTGGTGAAAATAAACAAATAGTTGCTGATCTTCTTACACCACCAGATAATACTGCATCGGCAGCATGCATAGTTATATCATATGCTGTTATTGGTGATAATGCTACTGGTTCTTTCGAGTCTAATACAATACCTTGTAATAAATGTTCTATCTTATCTAATGACCTACGTAAACCATTAGGTCCTGGTGCTTTAAAACCTCCTGATATATAAGCACCTTTAGGTCTTATTTGTGATAAATCGAAGTAAACTCTTCTTCCTTCGTATTCCGGAAATTTTCCACCTCCAACGAAAAAAGATGACATTAATACGTCTAATGCTGAAGCCCAACCTTCAATTGAGTCTTCAACTATGTAACCTTTCGCTTGTTTGTTTCTGTTTTGAATCTTTGGTAATTTTTTTATGTGATGTTTCTGTACAGAGAATCCTGCTCCAGCACCACATAATAAAATATAAAACACCTCACCAAAGAATGCAGGTCTATCTACGTATGATGATGTACAATTATACATTCTCATTTGATGTTTCATTAATTGTTCACCGCCAAATTGTAAAGCACGTTGTGCACCTAATACACGTTGCTCTTTATATGCTTTACGAGCTTCTTCTAAAAATGGCTGTAATGTATTATTATTATTAATATAGTTTTTTTCATGCATGTCTATTACACGGTCTACTGCCTCATCCCATGATTCATACCTATTCTCACTTTCCATAAATCTAGAGTATCCTTCATAGAACTTGGTTTGAGACAAAAATTCCCTCGTGTCAACAAATTGTTGCGTCATTTTTTCCTCTTTATTTTTTGATTGTATTAACTATTATATATTAAAAATGAATCTTTGTAAAGGACTTTTTAATCATTTTTTGAAAAATATTTTTCTATCATTTCAATTCTATCATAAGCCGCAGCCATTTTATCAAGTTCTGCAATAACGGCTTCGGTTATATCACTGTGTTCACCTATACCTGCCGGCATAGTTTGGTATACCTTAATGTTAGCTTTATGTACTTCAAGTTGTCCTTCAGCTTGTTTCTTAGCTGCCAATATTAAATGATCACCTGCTTTCATTCTATTCTCCTATTTTAGCATTCACTTTTCTATGTTTATTCCATGCTACCCAACCACCGAGTCTTAATGCCCAATATGCTAGATAGTTCAAGAAATAAAAACCATTAACTTCTATATTAATATCTCTAAAAACTTCATCCATCCACTTTTGACTTCTAATTCCATTAGTCTTTTTATTTTTCAATAATAATGTTTGATACTTATAACCATAATCATGTATAAGTCCACCTATTAATAATACACCAACAGGTGATAAGAATTGTGCCAGAAACTTCGGTACACTTGCACCATCAAACTTAAATCCTTTTGGTATTATAAAGTTTTGACCTTTTAAAGAATAATTAAAATCTTTTACTACTTCCCAATGTCTTGTTCCAAAAAACCATAATAAAAGTGCTCCCCAAAAACCTTTACCTTTTGTTGCAATAGGAATAGGTTTTAAATGTGGAAACTCTTTATATTTAAAATTAACTCGGTTGTCTATTTTTTTATCAAATAAATTTATAATTAAACCGATAATGACTAATATAATAAAAACAGTCATAGGCCAGAATTGAGTGGCTAAACCTAAAATTAAATCTGTCATTTTTTACTCCTCATTTGTTCTTGCATTGCTAATGCTGATTTACTATCAATACATTGAATATCTACTAATTTCATATTAGGAAATCTAAGTTTAACACCAGCTTTGACATATTGGTTATAAGTTTTAAGATATTCAACGCATTCTAGTTTTGTGTTAAAAGTTACATGTTGATTTATTTTAAAACTAATTAAATCTGAATTAGGATACGCCATAGCTGCTATTAAAAACCAAATCATTACTTTGCCTTTTTAGTAAGCCATTTTATACCATCATTATTATGTATTACGACTTCTTCTATCACTTCAAGTTTCTTTTCAATTTTATTAACTTTTATTTCATCCCATAACATATTTGCAATTAAAGATGCCACAATTGATTCAAACATTATTTATTCTCTCTTGGTTTCACTGCCTCTTCATAATATAGTATAACTTCTTTTTGTTGTTCTATATATCTTTTTATTTCTTCTAAATTTAAAGCTAAATTTTTAAATGATGCAGGATCTAATCCATATATTACAAATTCACCCATACCAGCTTTAACTTTTTTAATTACTTCAGGCAAGTTCTTTTCTGTTATAACTATTATCTTTGCTTCAAGCATTTTAACGCTTTTAGGTTTTTGTGCAATTGCAATAGTAGGTTTTATAACTTTTTCAACAGTTACTACTTCTTTTTCTGGAGTCCAACTACAACTACTTAGTAGCAGTGTTGATACCGTCAAACATTTTAATAACTTCTTCATTTATTCTCTTTTCTGTGGTCGCAGGATCTGCAATACTATTTTTAACTATATCGGTTTCTGCAAGTATCTTTGCAATTTTTTTATTGTTTTCCTCAGCAATAGTTAACTTGTTATTTAAGTCTTTAGTTAACTTAATTTGCTTTTCCATATTTTCTTTGAGAGCTTTTATTGTAGAATCTTTTGCCTTAACAGCAACTTCAAGTTTTGCATTATTATCACGCAATATTGACATTCTTTTCATAGTATCATTATATATGAAATATGCACCATAACCTATGCCACCAAGTATGGCAATAATAAAAATAAAGATGTAAAGCCTAGCCATAATTGTCTTCTATGTATTTTCTAAATCTCTTTAGTAACACAGGCATTTTATCTTTTTTTCTTCTCTTATCATGAATAGTAGTCGGACCCATAGCAGTATTAATTGGATTTGGAATTGCGGCTGTACTGTTTGTAGGCACATCTTCACTTGCAGCTTGTGCTGCTCTCATATTTTCTGGAGAAGGTGCACCTTTCTCGCCTTTCTTCCTCATTCTTTCACCACGTTTTCTTTTCATATGAATGTTATACCATAGTCCTTTTGATTTTTCTTGTATATCTTCTTTTTGCATAGCTTTAGTCTTCTTCTTCATAGAATTAATAAAAGCTCGGTAAACAGCAGCTGGTCCGGTTTTACCCATGACACGGGCTCTTTGTTCCATTGCAATTGCAGCTTGAATTTGATGAGCATGTTTTCTACCTGACTTTTTTATTTTAGCGACAGATGCTTTTGCATCGTCAACAGTTGCAAATTTCAAACCATGAATCGTACCTTTTGGATTCTCATCAGTATATAAATCACTATGTTTTTTACTATTTGCTGGTTGTCCTTTTTTTCTTGGTATTCTTTTTGTTGCTTCCATAACATCAGTGTTTGCACTTTTACCAGATTGTTTAACTACACGTAAAGGATTACCTACCATTCTTTCATATCTTTTAGCAGCAGCCTTTGCGCCAGCTTCTGTACTATGATAACTAAAAGTATAACGAGACTTTGGTGCATTTGGTTGAACTACAATATGTGTATAAGGTTTTACCTTACTACCTTTTTGCCTACCGCCGATTCTCATGAACCACCTCCGCCATTTCCGCCGCCACCGTTTCCGCCGCCACCATTTCCGCCATTGCCACCTGCGCCGTTTCCGCCATTTCCATTACCGTTTCCATTACCATTGCCGTTACCGTTGCCATTTCCGTTTGTGCCATTACCATTTTTTTGTGATGATGATTTTCCGCCGCCGAATCCATACCTAGCAAACCCTGGTTTAGCTATTCTTGAATAATTTTTAGGCACACATGATTTAGTTTTTTCATCATACTTATAACCCGGTGGACATCTAACTGCGGCAAATATTTTCATCTTATTAATTCACTTGCTGTAACAAATACTTTCTTCTCAGTATTAACATGCGTCGCTTCATATATGTCTACACCAAAAACATCGCCAACCGGATAGCAATCATCTTTAATTCTTATTTGATCTTTTGGCCAAACCATTTCTGCACATGATCCATTTAATAATTTAGGATTCTGAACTTTATAAATCCCTGGCGATAATTGTTTTTCTTCAAGTAAAAACCATTCATTCTTTTCATTTAAAAAATCTAAAACATCGATATCCATTTCTTTGCATATCGTTTTTATTCCTTTTTCACCGACTTTTTCTTTGATAAGAAAGAGCGCGCTCGCAAAAGATCCGAGTTTACTTCCACCTCCTGGAATGTTTGATACGAGCCTTTTAAGGTTAGCGGCAAGGCGAATGAAAGGAGTATAAGCAGACTTTTTTTCATCATTATCCAATTTTACACTCCTCTGTCTTTTACCGTTTTCATCGATAATACCTAATTTATATGCGTCCCAATTCTTCCAATCCATCGCCATCAAACGAATAAATCGAAAAGTATATGCTAAATCCGCTGCTCTTTTAACTAATCCCATTAAATCTTCCTTAGTGCTTCTACTACCGTTGGATCCATTGTTATTCCAGTATATTGATCATTCTTAATATATTTTAAAAAAATTAAAAATGGTTTAACTATCGGCCAATGCTTCTCCTCAAGTTTCAAATCTAAAATATTCAAAGCAGCTTCAATACCGAACATATTAAATATTACAATCAAATGATTTAATATAAGTCTTTCGGACAAATCATCAGTTTCAAGATAACGATTCAATAATCTTTTAATATATTTAAATCTTTTCAAATCTTCATGAAAATCTTCAATGTCTGAAAAAGTTGGATTACTATAATGCTTTGCTGCATACAGTAATAAGTTCTTTTCAGTTAATTTTTTAAATCTCAACATATAGTTATATATTAAGATTAAATAACTTCTTTCAACTCCTCAATCAAATCAGCTTTATTTTTTCTTCTATCAAGTTCGACACCATGTTCTCTACCAATAGCTTCTAATTCAAGCTTTGTCTTTGATTCAAGATCATCTTCTGTAATCAACTCATCTTTAGCTTCTTCGAAAGTTGTTGGTGATTCTTTTAACATAGTAACTTCTGGTTTTATACCATAGTACTCATTAATGTCTTCTGAACTTATTTTTCTTGAAACTAAAAGTTCATTTGTTCTCGGATGTCTCCAACCTTGTGGAGTTGGTATCGCATCTTTCTGAAAGTTTGGTGGTGATATAGCCATTATTATTTTCCTCTCATCATCTTTCTTGCTTTCATTTGGTCTTTATTTAGTGGAAAGTTACTTTGTGGTTTCATTCTTGCTTTACCTTTGTCTGGAGCATTGCCAGAGTAGTCTCCATGAAATCCAGCTTGATAAGCTTTTTCTATACCTTTGTCTTTATGCTTTGCAGAGAAAGCATCCATTTTACCGCTCTTCATTCTACCTTTCATTCCTTTTGGAGCTCGTATTGCTGGCTTTTTACCAGTGAATGCAGATTGATCCTGTTTTTCACCAGCACGAAAAGCTTTTTTCAATACTGCTTTACGGTCAGTACCAGATCCTTTTATAGATCCTTCATTTTTTTTTCCTACTACTTCATTAACAGCATTTAACAATTGATCCATAGTCTTTCCGAATATACCGTATTTGTCAATCGTACTTTCCATTTTAGCTGTTGGATCTTTTATCGGTGTTGCACCAGGAACGATATTTATATCGCCTTTATCAAGGTTATCTCCACCGGAACGTTTTTTAGATTTCTTCATTTTCTTTTCAGCCGATTTAGCTGCGTTATCGTCTGCTGCTTTTTTTCCATCGGCTGCAACTTCTTTCGGTGTATTTATCATGTCCATAGCACCTTTAGAAGATTTACTTATATCATGCATTCCTTCAGGCTCGGTAGCACCTTTATAATGTGCTTTCCTATCGCCTTCATAGAGTGATAATAATTTTTCTCTAAAAGTCATTGTACTCTCTTTTATTTTCGGTTTTTCATGTGTATATCCCATTTTTGCAAATTTGGCATGATCCATCGGTGTTTTTGCTGTAACTTCTTTTCCAGTCTTTGGATCATACATCATATGCGGATATTTCACTGCTTCTTTTTGATCTGCAATTTTTGTTGCAGTATCTTTTTTCATAGTTACCGGATGAGTCTTTCCACCAAAGTTGAAAGATTTCTTTCCGGCTTTTGCGGCTGCAGCTGCTGCGCCATGGAAGGCGGTTCTTTCATTTGCTGGAATATCTTCAGGTATATGATACTTGAAACTTTCTTCCATTTTTTTCTCCTTTACATCCATACGTGAGTTACGTAGGTTCCTATAGCTGCGGCTACCGCCACATATACTACTTTATTTATAATGCTTACAGTTCTTGAATTATCATCTACAGTTTTCTGTATATCATCAAGTTTAACTGATAATTTATTTAGTCTTTCTCTCATATTCTCGTGATCATCTTGTAATGCAATAATCTTTTCTTCAGCTCTTGCCAAAGATATCATGGCATCGGCAAGTTTGTCAATCTTACTTTCAATTCTGTCTAATCTTGATTCTGTGGTCTCGTTCTGAGCCATTTTAGCATAATCCTTTATAATTTGTTTTATAGTGTCTTTGTCCATAAATATATTTATTTGATGTCAAAAATTTGACACCACTAAAAACTTGACTTAATTTTACTGTCATATTTTTGACACTCATCTTGTTTTTCCTTGTCCTCTATATTTTTTAAAACTTCTTCTCTTATGTTTATTCATCGTAGAAGTAATTGGTTTGCGTCCAATCGATGTACCATGTTTTTTTGGTTCGTGTATAGTTACACTTTTAAATAATCTTGCCACTACTCAGCTTTCCATATAGTCCACACACCATAAGCAATTGCTAAACCTGCAGCAATTTTTGCTAGTGGTGCTAAAAATAAAATCATTAAACCAAGTGCAATTAATACAGCACCATCTAAACTTGTTCTTTCTTTTATTCTTTTAGTTATCCAATTTTTAATCATTAGTTATCTACCTTTGCTCCTGCACGCCACTGAAAACATGACCAATATCGCGCTTTATGTTTTGGTCCT